ACAAACATTTACGTTTAACGTAAGTAAGCAAGGAAACTATTGGGAAATCCAATTTATCTATACAGAAGATATATTTGAGATAAGAGGTGGCGACAATGGCGAGTATTTAGAAGACTTTAAGAGTGGCAGTTTTAAAGAACCGATAAGCGAAGATGCAACTATTGAATATTTAAGCGAGATAGTTAAGAGTGCAATGGAGCATATTTATAAAATGGAATTCAGAGGGTAAAAATAAACAACTAAACAAATAAAACTATGCTAAAAATTCAAATCAAAAACAGATGGACTGGCTCAATACTTTTTGAGTACGAAAAAGAAAACAACACTATTAAAGAAACTTTAGTAGAGGCAGCGAAAAAAGGTGCTGACCTACAAGGTGCTTACCTACGAGGTGCTTACCTACAAGGTGCTTACCTACGAGGTGCTTACCTACAAGGTGCTGACCTACAAGGTGCTGACCTACGAGGTGCTGACGTACAAGGTGCAAACCTTGAAGATACTGACCTACATAGTACTAAGCTACAAGAAGGTGAACTACACTGTGCGAATATTCCTAATGCATATCTACACAATGATTCACTTGATAATACTTACAT